GCAGTTACGTTTGCACGGAATCCGCTGGTGAACTCAAGGATGTTAGCAACTTCAGGAGAGCAAACAATGTAGTTAGCACCACCGCGAAGTGTTTTTAAGTGGATCTGAGCAGAAACATCATTGATGGTTTCGATAAGAGTCTCATACCATTCAGAAACAGTTCCTGTGAAGTCAGGAGCAGCCGAAGAAGCACCAAGTTCAGCACCAGTAAGTTTGTTAACAAACAATCCGGGAGAACGACTCCAGTAATAAGTTGCAGCAGTTGCACCGTTTACAAGGTCAGCAAGAATCTCACGGTCGATTTCAAGAGCGATTTGCTCAGAAAGGATAGAAGTCAATTCTACCTCAGCATCCAAGTTGTGGTATGCGTTGAGATCTTGTCCCAACTCAGGTGTCCACTTAGCCTTAAGCTTCTTGGTTTGTGCTGTGATAGCGATTGAGTCTACCTTGATATCGATCTCTGGGATATCTTCGTTGTTCTCAAGAGCATAGTTTGTGCTAGTGTTTTGAACAGCACCCAAAGTATCAGAAGCAGGGATAAAGTCCTTAAGAGGGAACTTGATGGCGCCGATGGCAAAGGCGGTGTCAGAAGTCTTTGATGTATTACCTGCTGTGACGTCTGATGCGTCGTTAACAAGAACAAAGCGGATAGAGTCTTTGCTTGTACCAGCATCTGCTGCCTTAACAACATCAGTCAAACGACGAATTTGTCGATCAGGATCTGCTCCGAGAGCATCAACAACAGCATCAATGCCACTCAAAGTTTCAATTTCAAAAGCAGCCAAGTTATCCAAGTCAAGAGCAGAAACACCACTAGCATCGGCAATTTCAGCCTGATCGACTTCAATTACTACTACACCCAGTGAAGAGTCTGTTGAAGCCAGTAGGTCCGGATCGTATTGAATAAGCTTTGCATTAGCTTCGCTAACTGCACCATCGAGAATGAAAGCAGCATTAACAGTCAGGTGGCTTTGGTCAATTGCTCCATCGTTAGAGCCAGTTGGTGAACCATATGCAAGGCCGACAGTTTGACGGGGACCTGAGAGGTTTTCTTTGTAAGTAGCACCTACCAAGTCTACACCACCAGTTACCTGAGAGCCGACTCGATTAGTTCCATAAATAGATTCATTTTCAGCATTACCAAAGCGACTGGTTTGACTTGCGTTTCTTCCAAGATTTCCAGAGTAAACAAAGTCAAGGAAGAAGATCAGACCAGATGGTAGTGACATCGGCTGAACACTTACAAGATCATTTGCAATAAGTCCGGCGAATACTCGACGAACGATAGGAAAAGCAACAGCAGCAAAACCTTCAACGTCACCAGCACTCATAGAAGAGGCCTCACGAAGAAGTTCTTTTGCTTGGTTTTCCAGAAGTCGAGCCATAGTCGACTTTTGTTGTTGGGTCTCAAGACCCTCAAGAAGTCCAGTTGAGGACCACTTATTCAGAAGAGCAGCACCTTCCGCTTTCATATCGCGGTTAACAATGCCTTCTGTCAATTTTTCAATAATAGACATAGTAATTCTCCTTAAATGTATTTTAGTTGTCTATGCCGGCAAGCTTTTTCATTCTATCAGAAAATGATAGATTTTCATTTAAAGTTTCTTGCTTGCGGCGTGGCAGCACATGAGAAAGTGTAGATTTTCTATTCACAGACTCGCTAAGTGATTTTGGAGCAGCTTGACTGGCTCCCACTGTAGCTTCTTTGAGCGTGCTATATAAAGACTTGGCTTCCTTTATTGTTTCTGCCTGTGCGATGGCTTCGACAATTTTTGACTTTTGTCGCTCATTCAAGGAGGCATCGCGTAAAACTTTATTTGAATATAGTAAACGTGCGTTTTGTACAAGAGTTTCTTCAAGCTTTCCTTTCATATCTGAAATAGCACCATGAAGACGATCTTGCATGTTCTTATAATTAACAATAGAGCCTTTAAGTTTCTCAAGTTCTCCCTCAAGTTCTTCGGCTCTTTCTTTGTATTCTGTTGATTGTTGTTTAGCTAGACGTAGTTCTGTGTCATACTTTCTAGTGCCGTCATCTGTAACAAAATGACCGTGTTTTTCTTCATCAACATCCACGGTGAGGGCTTCTTCAAGAAATTCATCTTCGGCCTCTTCTTCTCCAAGCATTTCAAGAAGTTCAGAAATCATCTTGTCTTCTTCCGACTCTTGAAGCAAGGCTTCAAGCCCTTCAACTCCACCAGCATCTTCAGCAGGAGGGGTTGCTTCTGGTGCAACTTCGGCAGCTAATTGCTCAGTTGTTTCTGGTTGTTCACCGCTTGATGACGGATCTGCTTCGGCTTGATCTTTTATATCTCCTAAGTCAAGAACAAAGTCTTCTGGGTTGAATTCAAACTCAATTCCCATTTCAACTTCATCGTCTGATAGGGCTTTCGGATCAGAAGCGAAAGGAATATTATATCCACCGTCTGCTGCGGCTTCTGGTGCTTCTTGAATAACGGTCTTAGCTTCAAGTAATTCTTCAACTGCTGCCTTTATTTCTGGTGCATATTTTTCAATTACCGATTGTTCAGCATTTTTTAATGCTGCTTCTCTCAATGCTTGCGCATCGATGATTGCTTGGTCTAACATTGACGACATCAGTACATCTCCTAATAAATGTTTATCAACAATAAATAGTGATCATAAGAAGAAAAGGCAATAGCATTATTTAAGTGTTAGAGGCTACGCAAAAAACGAACCAGATTCAGATGTATAAATATCAGACATCTGTTGGTCTGTCAAGGTCGTATTATAAAATTTCATGAGGGCAATGTGACCTTCAAAATCATCACTGACATTGGTTCCATCTGTTTCCATACCTATATAGAGTTTGTCACTATCAGCAAACGCCGTGTTGTTTATTGTATAAGTGTTTGTACCAGCCGCTGGTTGTCCGTTCACATACATTTTTGCTTTTGATGTAGTGTCGTTATAAGCCATTGCAACGTGAAACCAATTATTCCGTGTTATTGTGGTGTTAGAAAGTCTGTTTGGGCCAGAGAAACCAAGTTTGTTGTTTTTAATGTTAAACCCCCACCGATGACTATTACCGCTGTTAAAGTTTCTAAATACAATAACTTCTCTTGCTGTGGTGTTACTTGTTCTCCGAATGAAGCATGTTAAAGTAAAGTGTTGTGGATCATGCGCTATCAACTCATCAGCAAAGGTACTGATATCAGCATAGTCATTATTACCGTCTAGCGAAAGGACATTCAAATTGACACCAGAGAATGAACCGGTTGTTGCATTATTAAATAACACAATATCTGTATCTGAGTGGTTGAAGTTATAAATCTTCATTGGAGTTGGGAGTCCTCCACCACCCGAAGGGGCCGTAAGACCATCTAGCTTTTCAATGTTGTCCCCAGATATACCATTTATTTTTTCTATATTATCCCCGGAGATACCTAATACTTTAGAAAAATCTGGCATTATAATTCAATCCAAGTTGATGATGGGTTAAAGTAAATCATATCTGCTGTGCTTGTACAATATCCAACAATTCTTACAAAATCACCAGTTCCGGATGGTTGGGTGGTATCCATTCCCCCTGCTGTTGTACTAATGTATACTGCCTTGCCACCAGAGAAATTTGAAAGATATGAAGATGCATCAAAAAAACCTCGCAACAATAAACCATCTGATGTTGGGCTTGAACCTAACGCTATACCTAATAGTTGGTCAGCACCTGAAGCTGGTGCATCAGCATCCGCCTCAGCCCACGCAGAGCCGTTGAGATAATACAATTTTCCAGTGGTTAAAGTACCAGAGCCAAACTTTGCAACTTCGTTATCGTCAACAAAACTGAGTTGTCCGCTTCCGTTTGTTTGGAGAACTTGTCCGTCACTCCCATCGGAGGCAGGAAACGTGTAGTCTTGGACTGTTAAGTTGTTGACTATTGTTGTGTTAGCTGAACCATCAAAGGAAATGGCTTGGTTTCCTGAGTTGTCTCGAATATCATTTCCTCTAACTCTGATGTCTCCGTTAATATCAAGTTTATGAGATGGGCTGTCGGAGCCAATACCAACCTTAGAGCCGGATACGACCAAAACGTTCGCTCCTCCAGCGACCAATCTTATTTCATTCTCTTCAAAATCAATACCTGTGTCTCTGTTTGCATCATCAGAACCAGAGAGATCACCTATGATTTGATAACCTTTGCTAAATTTATATGACATATTGAACTCCTTTGATAAATAGATTTTAACAAACAAAAAGGCCGACAAAAGCCGGCCTTTCGTAAAGAACAATAAAGTTCCGATATATTACATAAGTCGGAAGTCGTTATTGTCTTTGTCAACTAGCACAAATGAAACCTGAGCGTTTGGAGACTCCAAAACAATCGAAGTTAATTCTGCATCGAATGTGTCTGAACCTACTCTATTGAGAGTAAGGCTGTTCGTAGCAGAACAGTCAGGACCAGCTTTTACATGAACAATGTCACCATTGCTAAGACCAGTTGATTGTGGGATGTTCGCAGAGATTGCTCCTCCATGATTGTTGAAGAAGTTAAAACCAGCTGCAA